AGCAAGACAAGAAGTCTTTAGAAGAAAGACAAACAAGAATATTGATGGCGAAAGAAAAGCAAGAGGAAGGCAAAACTCCTTTTGCTCAGCTTTACCAAGACCCAAACACATTCAAAAAGATTAATGATTATGCTGTTGCTAGGTTTGGTAAGGCAGGGTTGCCTTTGCCAGAAGAATCCAAAGAAGAATATGTAAAGCGTTGGGCTAGCCACATGCGTATGTTGTCCACTGGTAACTTGATCAGTGGCACACAAGAACTCAGTTATCTAAACAGCGCATCAAGAGCAGATCTGTTGAAGGCAAAGGATGCCTACGACTTGTTTGAAAACACAGCCAGTGCTTTCTCTCCTAAAGGCCAACAAGGATTTAAACCTGTCTTAGATGTGCTTGGTAGTGTATTGTCTGACCCCACCACCGCCATCTCTTTAGGTGCTGGTACATTGGCTAAGTCTGCTTTCTTGCAGAAGGCTGCACAGCAAGGATTTAAAGCTGCTCTAGCTAGCAGACTTGGTGCCACTGCTGTCACTGCTGTGCCTGCTGTTGAGGGCACAGGCGCTGCCGTGTCCAATGTGCTGGAACAGAAAAGAAAAATTACTACTGATGCTGCCCAGTTGGCAGAGATAAAAGATATATTGCCCACCCTCAGCCAAGAAGATCAGGCCAAGATTAAGCCTGATGTTGATGCCTTAGAAGCTAAGGTTAATGAGGGAGTGAGTGGTAAAGAAGTGGCGTTGGCTGGTGCCATTGGTGCTGTTGGTGGCACCTTGGAGACAGGCGCTTTGTTGCTTGCAGGAAGAGCCGCTAAGGGAGCTAAGCCAACCGCTTTGCAAGATGTCTTAGAAGGCCGTAAAAAGCCCGTAGAGACTGTTTCTCCTAAGGTTGAGGTGAAGGCCACAGACCCCACAGAAAAGGCGCTAGAAGACGCTTATGACATCTTTGAAGGCAGGAAGCTGCTTAATGCTCAGGGAGAGCCTACATCTGTTGCGGAGATGCAAATCAGAAATGATGTGAATAAGCAAGCCACAGAGATTGCTCAGAGTATTTGGAAGCAGCTTCCTGAGTTTTCCCCACAAGAGGGAGAAAAAGTAAGTGATGCTGTTAAGAGAGTGTTTGACAACTTAGAAACTTTAGACCCAAAGACTGGAATTAGAGGCGTAGGCCAAGTTCAACTTATTAATAAAGAAATTTTTGAAAATGCGTTGGTAGATGCAGGAACTACAGCAGAACAGTTTGCTCTTATGATGAGAACAACTGTTGGTGATGCTGCTCGTACTTTGCAATCTTATTCTGTCCTTTCTAAATTACTAAACAAAGTAAAGAGCATAGACTCAGCAGCCGCTAAACAAATTGATTTGATGTATGGTGATAGGGGCGGTATTACATCAGCCTTCACTTGGTTGGGGGATATAACCACCCGCTTTGACAGAAACCTTAAGGGCTTGATGGTGTCACAACTTTCAACTACCATTCGTAACGGCTTCTCTAGTCTTGCTGTAGTCACTGTAGGAACAGCTTCAGAAGCCATTGAGTCTGCCTTGTACAGGGTGGGTAAAACAGCCTATGAGCTAGGGAGTGGTAAGCCTTTGACAGGTAGTTTTACTGGGGGTGTTAAAGGTGTTTTTGAAGATGCTGTTAGAACAATTTTTTATTTGGGCGAAAATGGTTTAGCCTCAGATACGGCAGAAGCTTTGCTTGCTAGTTCTCCATCATTGAAAAATCGCATCTTGCGTACAGCAGGTGAAACAGGAGTGAATGAGCTAGCTAAGCCAGTTCAAATAATGAACACACTTAATGTGGCACAAGACGCTTTCTTTCGTAAGGTCATCTTCACTGCTTCTGTTGAAAAACAACTCAGCCGTGTCGGCTTAAACATGTATGATGTGATGGCAGAGGGAAAGAATGTGCCGTTTGATGTATTGAAAAATGCTACAGATGAAGCACTTGCTGCTACATTCAGTAAGATGCCAACCAAAGGGCCAATGTTTCATGGTGTTAAACTTGTAGAAGAGCTAGGCATAGTTGGTTCAGCTTTTATAACCCCTTTCCCTAGATTTATGGCTAATGCCATGACATGGTCATTTAAGCACAGCCCTTTAGGGGCTGGAATGGGCGCTGCCAATATTTATAGAGGTGCTTCTATGTTGGCTAAGGGTGATGAGATAGGTCAAAAATATTTAACGCAGGGTTTAGAAGATGCTTCTAAAGGTTTGGTAGGCAGCGCCGCTATTTATGCTGCCTATAAATATCGTGAAGCAAATCAAGATACCGCTTGGAACGATGTTAAAAATCCAGATGGTAGTTTGGTAGACGCTAGAGCCTTCTTCCCTCTTGGGCCTCTATTAGCTATGGGTGATTATGGGGTTAAATTAAATAAAGGCAGAATAGATGAGTTTAAGACAAAAGAATTCTTAGAGGCAATGACAGGATTTAAAGTTCCTTCTGGAACCTATTCTGTAATGGCAGATAAAGTTGTTGAGCTTTGGTCTAACTTACAAACAGGTGAAGACAGCGCAGAACAAAAAGTTTCTACTTTTTTTGGTGACTTCATTGGAGCATATTTAGGCAGAGCACTTGTTCCAGCACAACAAATCAGTGATTTTATTGGTGCCATTGATAGAGATGAGACATTGCCCAGAGATGCTTATCAGGTTAAGCCGGGAGAAGAAGGTTTCTTAACCTCCGTTCAACAACAGTTGATGAAGCGCACCCCTATTCTTAAGCAACAGCTTCCTGAGTTTCAACCAGCCACAAGAGAGCAAGCACCTTTTGATGACTCTGGTTTATTAAAGATGTTCTCTGGTATTAAGATTAAACAATTTAATACACCAGTGGAAGAAGAAATTACACGCTTGAAGGTGCCATACAATAAAATCTTTACCTCCACTGGGGATAAGATTGTGGATGCCAATGCTCGTAAGATTATGGCTCCGTTGCTTGTGCAAACATTTGATATTATTAAAGACACTGACTCTTACAAACAGGGAAGTCAAGACAATCAAAAGATTATTATGCAGAATCTGCTTGGTTGGGTGCGGAAGAACGCTAAACAATTTGCTCTTGACACTTCAATACAGAAGTCTCTTGATGAAAATCAAAAGCAACTCAGCATATGGACTGAGAAAGCGGCTCAAGCTAGGGCTAATGGACAAGAACCTCCAGAGCGGCCTAGAGATATACAGGCTCGTATATTTGAGGTGAAGTATGGTGCTCTGGCACCAGAAGTTAAGAGAGCCACTGCTGAGTTTTACAAACAAAACACAAAGAAAGACTTAGCTGAGACAAAAGATTATATGGTGGCTCTTGGTATGGCTGAGGCTTTGAAGAAACAACCAGAGTTTGCCACTGGTGGTTTTGCTTCTAAGCTTGCTGGTAATGTGTTGGGAACAACGCTCAAGAAGTCTGCTAGTGAATTGCTTCAAGAAGCCAAAGCATTGGCGGCTAAGAATGTACCCACTACAGAAGCTGTGGCCCCTGCTGTTCAGCAAACTAAAACCCTGCTAGCAGCACCAGCCAAGAAGGCTGCTCCTCAGCTAGTAACAGAGGCTGCTCCTACACCAGTGGCTCCTGCTGTTGCTGAGCCTGCTCCAAGCTTCTTAGAAGCCACCAAAGATTATTCCTTTGAACAGATGAACCTAGCTGAGTCTTTGATAAAGACACAGATGGGATCGCAGTATCAATTGGATAAATATAAAGCTGACTTCCCAGCAGACTATCAAGATAGTTTGTTGGCTAAGCTGAAAGATATTTCTACAGAAATATCTCCTACACTGCCAACTACAAAGTTGTCCAAAGAAGAGCTACAGAAAGCAGATGATGTGTTATTGGCTGAGGACACGGCTAAGAAAAGTCTAGATATTTCTACAGTGGCAACTTTAAACAAACCTAAGTTTGATATAGATTCTGACAGGATGAAGCAAACTGTTTCAAGAATAAAAGAGATTAGAACAGATGACTTTAATACATTGAGGCAGCTTCCTGAGCTGAGGTCTATTAGCGATGATGCTATAGCTGTTGCTCAAGGCGACTATAGAATGATGAAGAAGAGGGAAGTTAATTTCTTTACTGACATTGATGAGTTTGTTTCGTTTGCCGCTGGTTATCAGAAGAGGCTTGATGCTTTGAGAGAGCAGTATAAAAATCGTCCACCTGTAAAACTATATCACGGCACTACAACAGAAAGAACACCAGAGAAGTTGAAGCGTGGTTTCTTTGATCCACAAGAAATCAGCGATAAAAAACATATGGAGCTTGATATTGGTGCAACCTCCTTCACTAGAGATCTTAGATTAAATTATAGTGAGTATGAGTTTGGTGGTGGAGAAGTTAAAAATGTATCCTTCACTGAGTTGCCCTTTGCTGATTATTTATTCAGAAGAGTAGACATGCCTTTGAAGTCTTATTTCAAAAAAGACATGGATGTATATGCTCAAGCAATCACTGGTTCTCCTAACATTGCTAGACCATTAGGCTTGCCTAGATCTTTGGGATATAAAGAAACAGAGGATGCTTTCATTGAGTCTGAAAAACTTGTTATTAAACAAGATAAAGAAGCAATGCAAAAGTCTTTTAACTTGTTTAAGAAGCAGGCAGATGTGTCTTCTAAACTACAGAATAGACTTGAAACTATAGCTAATAAATATGAAACTATAACAGGCGTGGGTAAAGAACAAACAATGCTTGCCAACGAATCTTATAAAACTATTAAACAGCTATTCTTAAATGAGTTTAGACACACAGGTGGAAAGACATCTATTCAAGGAGAAATAAAAAGACTTGAAGGAACAGATGGCTTAGCTTCTAGATATCCTAAAGAAGTTACAGAATTTTTGCCAAGCTTTGAAAGCAATCAAACAACTATTAAAAGACTTGTGTTTTTAAATAAAGAACTTCAGTTTGATATGCAAGATTTGATGGCAAAGACAGCCAAGTCATTACAACAAACTGGTGCAACAGACAAAGCAGAAGCCTTGCTTGAATTGAGGAAAAACTTAAGAGAGATAGCTAAGCCGGGGCCGTCTAGTAAGAATAAGGAATATGAAATAGAGAGTGTGAAGAAGATGACAGAGGCTGCTAACGCCATCCGAAGACTTGTCGGTGGTGAAGAGCGTGTGATTCAAAAGCTTGAAGGAGCCGAAGGCCCAGCTTCACAATATCCAAAGAATGTTAAACGATTGGGATTGGCTAAGGGTGGGCTAGGTTTGAAAAGACAAAGCAGCGAAGAAGGCTTAGCACCTTATGGCTTTAGAAACAGTGGAGAAGGTGTCAAGGGTAAGGGATACTTTGGTGAGCTTACCACAAAGGAAGGGGAAGTGGCTACAGAACTTTCATCTGAATTTGAATATAAAGGAAAGACAGTAGAGCATCCACTGCTTGTGCCAACATTAACTAAAGGTGAGGTTGATCATCTGTTAGCTGGTAAAGAACCAACAGCAAAGATCTATGACAAGGCTGAGGGCTGGGCTAAGCAACGCATAGAACAAGGGAAGAGTCCCTTTGCTGCACCAGATGAATTGAGAATGCCTGCACCAGACACTGAGACTAAATATAGAAGAGGTGGGTTGGCTAGTAAAAGAGCATGATGTGTGGTGCTCCGTGACAGAATCGAACTGCCGATAGATGATTACAAATCAACTGTTATGCCACTTAACTAACAGAGCTTGGAGGGGCATACAGGAATCGAACCTGTATTGAGGGCTTAGAAGACCCTTGCATTCTCCATTATACTAATGCCCCTTTTTAACCAAGTCAAGGTTGTCAAAGTAGGCTCTATCAAACCCCCTCTGCCATTCCTTACCCATCATGGAGGATGGATTATACTGGTTAGACAGCCATCCATTGATGAATGCCTTGTATCCCTGTTCAAATTGGATACGCAAAGGGGCATGGCGTTCTTGTTTGATGTTCATGGATGTTCCTTCAACTGAGATATTTTAATATTCCAACAATCAGACTTTACCACATACCCATTGGATGGGTCAATGGTGCCCTTCTGCATAAATACAGCATCTTGTAAATACTGTTGCTTGTCATACACACCTAAATACCACCCCACTGAGAAGTCATTCTTCACCCTAACAAAGCAATAGTAGTCACAGTCTTGCTTTGTGTTGAGGTCTGCAATGGAGCAGTCATATGTTTCCAAAGGCACATAGCCTGTCTGCTTTGTCTTCACATCTATCAAGCTTCCTGATGGGTGTATCAGGTCGTAGTCGAAGGTGTTGAACAAAGTGCCACCAAGCACCTGCTGAGCAATAGCTTCACCAATGAAGCCAGCAATGTTACCAGCCCCTCTAGTTATACTATTATATAACTGCCCCATCTCCACAGCTTTGTCTCTTGCTTCAACAAGCATCTCTGGTGTTATGACAAGTTCTTTCAAAGGCTATCCCCAATCTCTGTAAAATCCACAGACATGTTCCACATGTGTGGATATACAGATTGTTTCTTCAACCATTCAAAGAATTTATCCTGAGCCTCTCCAATGGATGAGGCGCTGATATGCACCTGTCCTTTGAAGAGGTTGCGTTCACTTGAGTAAGTGGCGACAAAGTTTCTCATGTTAGCGAACTGGGCAGGCACCAGTGGCGCAGTCATCATCAAGCCCAATGTTAGCTTCATCAATGGATGTGATGAGTTTGGTGCTAGCCACTAGAGCATTGTATTGCTCCTCTGTAATTTCTTCCAGCGGTGCCTGACGAAAGCCATGCTCTGAGTGCAACAAGAAGGACAAGCTCTTGTGATTGTTCTTGTAATGCTTCTTCAAATACTTTCTAATTTCAGGCAACTCTTCCTTGCGATAGTAGACAGTGCAGGACACACTGTTATCACTCCAAGTTTCTTGCAACCACTTCACTGTTTCCAGTTGTTGAAGGGCTGTCATATCCTTAGCCAGCACAGCATGATCAGGATGTCGGAAGGGGAACGACACAACCATAGTGGAGTGGTCTTCACTGCCATCAAAGTTGCGCTGATATTCCACAGGATATCCACTGTCTCTGCACACATTAACCAATGAATGGTTGGATGCAATGCGGATGCGTCTAATCATAAACCTAGCATAGGCTGGGTGGCATCCCGGTGTCACTCCCGGCAGCAACGACAGGGTGCCAGAGGGCTTCACAGTGGTGAGCTTCACTGATGTGTTGAAGCCATGCTCTTTGCTGTATTGCTTGTCAAAGGAGCGCAGCTTTGTATATGTCTCATCAAGCCAAGACTTCTGCTCTTCTGTTGCTTGCAACACACCAGTGATGCCAATGCCCATACGCATGTTTGAATGGACAATGGCTTCTGTCTGCTCTAAATGGCAGGGCAAAGCAAGGCTGTGCTTGTTGATGCGATAGAGCAGGGTGGCAATGTCAATAAACTCTTCTTGACTTGCGATGTTGGGCAGATAGATTTCTGCCAAGCAGCAGGTTTCTTTATCAGCCAAGCTCTGCTCAGCACAGGGGTTGTAGCCCTGCACCAATGGGTCAGGATATTCTGTCTCACCTAAGCGGCCCACCTTGCGAGACAGTCTCAAATTGATGAGGCCATAAGGCTCTCCCTTGCCTTCATATCCATCCCAGAAGAACTCATGCAAGTCATTGATGTCATCACAGACAACACTGTTGTTTGACATGGCTCTCCACGAAGGAATGTTGCCCATGTCCCAGCGTTTAGCCAACAGATATTCAACATCATCAGCGTCACCAATGGCAATCTGAGCAGAGCGTCTTACATTACCAGCCACCACAATGGAACCAATGATGTTCATAATGTCGAGGCAGTCAATGGGACGAAGCTGCTTGCCTGCTCTCTTCTCCAGCACAGTGGAGATGCTGGTGATGCCATTGCACAGGTCTTCTGGGCCACTGGCAGTGCCACCAAAGCCCTTGATGGGAGCACCCTTACCCCGCACAAGCTGAGCACCATAGGTGAAGGTGGCAGCTTTCTCGCTGTCGCTTAGAAGAGCCGCTTTAAGAGTTTTACCAAGGAGTTTAACCCATCCCTCACGGCTATCAGGGACAATGAAGTCAGCGTCACTAGCATCAGTGCGGGTAGGGCAACGAAAATGTACATTAACAGGAGGAAGTTTTTCAACATTTTTTCTCTGGATGTTATAGCCTACACCACTACCAAGCATCAACAAATCCATAGCCCAAGTGAAAGGCTCAATGGGTTTATCAATCACAGTGAAGGCACAATTCTGTAGACTAGCTAGGCCAAGCCTGTCAACAGTGGGGGTGCCAAGCTGCCACAGAAACCTGCCAGCAACAATGCCCTTTAAACCCAGCAGATAGCCCCGTAGGCGCTCTTGTTCTGCTGAGGTGAAGCCACACCCTAGCTGATTGTTAGTGGCTTCTACAACCCGATTAACAGTGTCTTCAAATTCTTCTGTTGGGCTGTTGATGTCAGTCTCATTGAGGCGGCGTGAATAAGTTCTTTTGTAAGTGATATAGCCAATGGTTGACCAAGGGGTCAATGTGTTTTGCATGGGGGTTTTTCTCCGAAGGTGAAGGAGCAGAAAGCTCCAGAGGGGGGTCAGTTATACCAAAAACTTAGGAGCTATAAGGCTCTGCTTTATCTTTATTTTCTAAGTAAGCGGTCACTGTTCTAGAAGGATGGACATCATATGTCTCATCCAGATAGAGCACACCCTCTTTAATTGGATAGCCATACACAGTTTCTAAAAAGTTTAGAAAGCTTTCTAACACCTTACACCAAGTGTCTCCCTCTGATATAGATATCTGCATACCTACAGTGTGTTCTGTGTGTGTATTATCATTAAAATAAAAACTATAATTGTGCATGTTAGTTGCTTTCCTCTACATCTTCAATGTATCCTGCTGCTTCACTAGGTATCATGTAATAGCTCAATAAAACTTTACAGGCTTCTTTCACTTGGTGTTGGAAAACAATATCATCTCTATGGTCAGAGAGAGATTTAAACTGCATTTCAAAGGTGTCTTTAAGGCTGTCAATAACTATGTCATTAATCTGATCCTCGTTCATAGGCACCAGCTTGTTGTCTTTCTTTTCTTTGTCAGCATACTCAGGGGTATACAACTTGCCTTCTTCAATAGACTTAGACAACATCGTAACAAAGCCAAAGTTAATCAGCACCTGCATAGCGTCTTTGTCCATGTCTATAGTGCAATCAGCACTACCATCTTCATTCTCTTTAACAACTTGAAAATCAATCTTCATTTCTTTTTCCTTAAAAGTTTTTCTTCTGCTGTCTTTTCTTTGTGGCAGATACGGCATAACACCTGCAACTTGTCCACCTCACAGAAGATACGATCAATGTAGATGTCCCAGTTAATAAATCCTTTGGCAGGATCTACCACTGGATTGATGTGGTCAACTTGCACATCAGCAGCTACATACTCTTCACTACACATGGCACACTTATAATGCTGTGCCAGCATGCCTGTCTTCTTATTCTTCTTCCTACCAATTAACGCAGCCTTCAACGCAACATACTTAGGAGGCCACCTGCGAGAGGCTGCTCTAAGGGCTGATGTTACAAAGCTACGAAACCTAGCATCTGTCCACTGTCCATCATTTCTTATCTTGTTCAATGGGTGTGTCCAAGATGTTGGACATGTCGGCACTGCTCTGTTCTTGTGAGAACATATCCTGAATAATGTCTAGAGCTTCTTCAAGATCTAGAGCAACAAACTCAGCAGAGATTTCTAAACCTTTATGGATTTCTTCATACTGCACAATGAAACCATTAGAGGCTTGTCTAATGTTGACAACAAGGGACTCATTCATTCTAGTCCCTCAATGTCAATGTGATTAATCACCAGTTCGTTAACATCGGACAGAGCTTCTTTGATGGGAGCTTCAACATATTCTCTGATGGTTTCCTCATCAATATATGTTGACATCAAATCAAGAGGGTCGATGTATATTGTTATAGACATTTCCACCTTAATCATTCCATCTTCTCCAAGCGTGTATTTACAAGCTCAGCATACCCAACAATGTCATGCCAACTATCTCTGTGGAATGGACAGCCATTAACAATACGGGCAACCTTGTTAAATATCATGTCTAAGCTTTCAGCCATGTCTGGGTCTAGCAGATGATAGTTTGCCCCACTTCTCGCAACTTGCTTAAGGTCTTGAGCAATGGTGGCTAGCTCCATGTAGGTGCCATACTTTCTTCCACGCTCATCTAGTGTTTCAGCTATGTTCATGTTAATGTTTTCCTCCAATTGTGGCTGTGTCTGGTGTCAGTACAAACTCATCACTAAAGCTATTATGATTTAGATCGAAGTCCACTTCACCAACATCACCATAAAACTTGTTGCAATGCTCCATGATTAGGTGGGCTATGTCAGCATTCTTTTCCATGAATGGAAAGACAGAAGCAAGCAACACACCCATAGCAATGAGCTTGTCAATGTCATCCTTGCCCATAGTGACAGGGCCAAAGCCACTTACCAACACTTCAAAGTCGCCGTCCCATTCAACACCACTCTGGTGATTGGGTCGTAGGATGACAGCAATGTCATTGGGTTTTATCTGTGTGTCTTTCATACTGTTTCCAATAGTGGTGGTGCCCATGTTTGTCCTTCATAGCGTCTAAGCCAGAGCAGTCTAGCATTCTCTAGTACACGCTCTTCATCACCCTCATAAGCATCAACACATATCTTGTACATGTCTTGCTCAGTGACAGCTTCCTTCATCATCTTGTCTGCTGTTATGTTCCCAATGCCACGCAAACCAATGATGTTGTCTGCACTGTCACCAGTGAGTATCTGCTTATAAAAATTGTATAAGCCTTGCTCTGCTGTGATGTAATAGTTTCTTTTGTTAACAAAGTTGTAGTGCCATCCCTCAATCTGGTCGAGGTCTTTATCTACAGAGGAGATGATACAACCACCCACAAGCTTTGCTGCTTCAATAGCTATAGCATCGTCAGCTTCTTGCCCATCAACAACAACAGCACCCCACTCCTTCACCATGTGCCTTCGTAGGGCAGCTAAGTGTTGGGGTTTGGGTGCTGTGCGATTGCCTTTATACACGGCTGTCTTTGCTACATCAAGCCTGAAATTATCTTTACCTGTTAGATAGAGTTTCCAAGCATCAACAAAGCAACCAGAAAAAGTGTTGTCCACCCCGCACATAAGGATGTCAGCGATATAACTATTAAGAGAGTGCTTAGCAGTTGTTTCGCTTTCTTCCTTACATGCGAAAGCAAGTCGATAACCAATAATGTCGGCATCAACTAAGGCTATCATCAGTCATTAGGCTGATCAAGGGGCAATGAAAGCTGTGCTTCCTTAGCCTTGGCTTCTTGCTCAGCAGCCTGCACTTGAGGAGCAGCCTGTTGCTGAATGGCAGTGATGTGCTGTGCAGAATATTCAAAGGGAAGTTTTCCCAATCCTGTCAGAGCAGCATTCACAGTTTCAATGTGGAGATCAAGTTTGATTTGCATTACAGTACATCCTCATCGTTAGAAGACAAGTCACCACCACCTGCAAATTCCACAAGGTCAGTGATCACAAGTTTAATCAAGGTGGGAGACAAGCCCTTCTTGTTTTTGAATGTCCATTCATAGACACCCACCAAAGCTTTGGCCTTGCTGCCATTACCCACATCTTCCTGAATCTCATCAC